TTTGTGTATGGAATTGTTGGGAAGGTGCGACTGGCACGACAGCAATTCTCGTGGTGTCAATACCGCTGGCAGTAAGCATCTGCTTAGATATTGCGGATTCTGATTCAAAGTAGAATACGAAACCGTTTTCGTTGTCTCGCAGGAACTGTCTGACAATGTTGATTGCGTAAAAGGTCTTTCCTGTTGATGGCTCTCCAGCAAGTGCGGTAACTTTATTAGCAGGGAGGCCGCCGTATATACTGCCAGATAACAGAGCATTAAGACTATAAGAACCAGTGCCGATGAAACCAGTAACATCACCAGCCTCAACACCATCATCAGCAATTCCCGCATACTCATTATCAATCTCCTTAAGTAGGGAGTTAAACATATTACTCATATTGATTCTCCAATATTATGTGAAACGTCAAGAATCTCCTTGACGCGGTATTTAGCAGCGAACGATATCGTCTTCGCTGCATATCTCACCCATCTGAACTTCAATAGCAATGAGAGTTTCATTTAGGTGAGTATTCGTGATCTTGTGAAGAGCCTGCTTTGGTACATGAAATGATTCGCCCTTCTTGACAGTGAAGATGTTGCCATCAACGATAACCTTACCTTCACCCTGCACAATAGTCCAATGTTCTGACCGATGAACATGATACTGAAGAGAAATGGCTTGATCAGGCAGAATCATCAGGCGCTTTACTTTGTAACCTTGGTCAACATCAAGTACGTGCCATTCTCCCCACGGCCGCGTTGCACTCATTTGTTTAAGTGGTTGATCATACATTCCTGGAAACTCCTTAGCTACTCTATCCCAATACGCTTCACGTTCAGCATCTATTGCAGATGTCTTCTGAATACCATAATATGCATCATGTTCTGCTTCACTACCGAAGCGGCAACCAGAGGAACCAACATCATGATATCGGTTCTCACCACAGCTTGCATCACAGTTACATCTTGTTGTCATATCCACTCCAGTCTAGGTTTACCATCATATCGTTTATCGAACACGAACCAAGCGAAGGCCAACATACCGCCACCTCCATTAAATCCAACTCGTTCTCCGAATACATAGACACATTCTAGCTTATTCTGAGAGAAAAGTCTATCTCTTCTTTCTTTCCCCTCAAGAAAACTTAGCTTGTTGAAGATGCAAACTTTCTTTTGGGCCAGATTGAGAGCATGAAGAGTGAACTTGGTTCCAATCTTGAATGGTGGATTAGTGATGATGTTTTGTGCTTCACGCCTCATGTTCATGAAGTCTAAACCACTATCACCGTATCCACGATCAATCAAGTCTGTAGCATAGATGTTCTTGTAACCATAATGTTCAAGACGCTTACAGATAGCTCCATCACCACATGCAGGTTCCCATATCTCACCTTCAAATACTTCACGGTCTAGCAAAGCATCTATAGCCCAATCAGGTGTTGCGTAAAAGTCATCCTTCTCACGATTAGGATTACCTGATCCTGCTAGTCTTGTAAATTGTTCTAAACTCATGCAAAGAAATCTTCCAATGAACTCACATGCTCTGTCTTCCAACCAATGCTATCTAGAATGATCTTCAATGGTTCCACGAAAGACTTAGAGTATTGTGTATTATAGTCAATATACTGTTTAATGTCAAGCTCTTCAGGTAGAGACTGAGGAAAAGAAATGACATTAGATTGAATGGTATTAGGTTCGGCAAGATAGATGAACTTGATCTTCTCACCCTCTTTGATGAGTTGATGCTTCTTATCCAGTTTCTTGGCTTTGATAAGATGATTGTATATCAGTGAACCGCGAACATGAATAGGACATCCCTTCTCAAAGATACTTTTACCAGACTTATCACGGAACTTTTCAAGACCATTTACTCCTCGAGGAAAAGAAATCTCAGGAACATCGGCCAACTTAAATTGATCCCTAGTCTTTTCGATAAACTGGATAACATCATCTTCTGTTCCAGAGAGAATAACGTCAATTGCTTTCCACAAACGCTCACGGCAGAATGATGGGGTAGAAGACTTGATCATCTCAAGACCCATTACCTTTACCTTCGGCTTGGCGTATTCAACACCTTCGTTGTTATAAACATTCATGATGTAACGCTTCTTGGCTGTCCAGATACCTTTGTCAGCAAGAGCCTCACGCTTCATGATCATTTTTTGATCGTAGGCGTTAACATATCCAGCAAGTTCAGCATAAGCTTTGTTAATAAACGGTTGAATCTTATCTTCACAGACCTTGTCCATGAACGCGATGATCTGTTTTGTATTAGCATCTGGTTTCTGCTCAATAATAGTTTTGCTGACCAGTCTATCAAGCGATAGATAGATGCTGTCCGTATCCGATGCAATAACATAATCTGCATCCTCCGTTTTGAGTAATTTGTTTAGATATGAGTTAATCTTGTTTTCGATCCATCGAATAGATAGCTGCCCGGCCGTAGTAATACCGGAAGCTTGGCGAACATCAAAGTATCGGAAGTATTGATTGCCGAGGGCACCGTAAGCTGAGTTCAGAGAGACCTTCTTCGCAAGTTGAAGATTATTATACCTTGCAATGCGTTTCTCAATGTCATAGCGTTTTGCGGAGTCGGACTCTTTCTCAAGTTCTTTCTTAGCTTCGATAGCCTTCTTTTTATATGCGCTGCGGTCATTATACATTGTCTCCATAATTTCAGGTAAAAAGCCATGACGTTCTTTTGTGAAGAACTGACCGTTAGGAGTAACTGTCACATTGGTCGTCTTAAGAACGCTTGTATTGATTTCTTGATTGAGAAGTGTATCTACAGATACACGATTGCGAGAAACAAACTCACGCAAAGTACCATCATAGTTTTCTGGCTCAATGATGGTATCTGGTGAAATGTTATATTGCATGATCAAATGTGGATACAGACTGTTCAAGTCGAATGATGCAACCCACTTATGCATACCGATGATAGGATCTTTTACGAAGGCACCTTCATATGCAGCATCTTTGGAATGCTTGACAATAGGATCAACTACAACATTCTTCTTCTTCAAATGATTGTAGACGATAGCGTCCCACATACGCACCTGTGAGAATGCATCCATATAATTTGTCTTGGAGTCATAGGCCAGAGTTAGAGCGAGTTCAATAAGCTTTAGCTTATCGTCAATCTTCTCTACAAGTTCAACGTCACGGATGTTATACTCAATGAATAGCTGATAGTTGTCCTTGTACAGTGTATGAAGATTACCATATTCTTCATACGATAACTTGCGCTCACCAACTTCATTGTGTGCAATAGCATCAAGCTTATATGATTCTTGAGACTTGCCTTCTGGAGCAAACTTCTTATACATTGCGATATAGTCTAGATTTGCTATACCAACAACATCATATAACTGTTGATCCAGTCCGTGTTGATTGGTCACACTGCGCTCATTGACTATGTTCCAAGGAGATAGTCTCTTAGTTGCTTCTTCACCAAGCACATTACGAATGCGATTGACAAGGTAGGGAATATCAAACCCCTCGACGTTCCAACCAGTAACAATGTCTGGATAGTCAGCAGACCACTCATCAATGAACCGCTTGATCAGATCAATCTCATCACGACACTGAACATACCAAACATCATCACGGACATTATTGAACTTACCACAACCTAAGACAAGAAACTTGCCTTGATTATTCTTCATGGTAATAGCTGTGATGGGTTCGATGGCCTGTTCTGGTTCAGGAAATCCATTCTCAGAACCTACCTCGATATCAATATTTGTCACATTGATATGAGAGAGATCCCAATCAACATCATCGGAAAAATGATCCGAGATGAAAGTATACTCATACTTTTGATTGCCGTAGATTTTGAAGTTCTCAATGTCCTTATACTTTTCAACGAAGTCTCTTGTATCGCGGATGTTACCTGGCTTCATTTCTGCCATAGCATCACCAGAAACGGAAGTAAACCCTGTATGAACTTTTGAGGGAACATACAGGGTTGGGAAATAATCAATCTTTCGCTTGACTTTTCTTCCGTCTTCTACACCGCGATACAGGATACGAGAACCGTAGACCTGAACATTAGTGTAAAAAGATTTCATTTACTGACCTGGAATAATTAGATTGCTCTTAGGAACTACAAGGCCGCCAAACATGGAATTATACTGATTGACGAACTCGTTGATAGGTGTCATTATAGCAAGAACGTGTGACTTGTCAAGCACAAATTCTTTATCATCACTGAATTCTGCCCAAGGAGCAAAACCAATATTGGGGGTCTTCGGATCAATCTTGTTTGGCATAACAATGATGCGAACAGGATTCTTTACCCTACAGACTACTTCGCTGCTCGGTAAAATTTCACCCAGCAATTCTTCACCCGTAATTAGCTTGATAATCTTGACGCTCATTCAAGTTCTCCCACATAATCAAAAACGCCGACCGTCATCCACTTGGTCGGAATGTAAGTCAGATTAGACCCCGACTCGGACTTATAGACATACTTGTTATCGTAGTCCATAACCTTAGCCAGCTTTTCCCACTTGCCATCGAAATCGCGCTGCTTAAACTGCGTTTCAAGAATATTCATAACAAACTCCATATTAATTAAATTTAGTGCCGTTCATCTTTTCTTCAGTGGTAACGAATACCATTTTGTCGGCATCGTCTGTATAGTATACAGGGTTAAGTCCTGCTTGTCTATACTCTTCTCCCCATTTTAATGCAGTATGAAAACTACTCTCTGGGCCCATAATCTCTGCTGCTTGTCTTAGAGTTTCTTCCGAGATAGTTTGATATAACATTTACCATACTCCGTCCTCTATGAGATGAGCATTACCATTTTCAATGTACTTTTTAATACAAGCATCACAGATATCACCAACTTTATATTTATCGCGTTTCAGAGCATATCGC